CAACATAACTAGAGTCTTGTGTCAAGTATGGATTATCCCATACAGATGCAGCAATAAACTTTCTAGTTATCTCGCTGGTTAATGTTTTACCATCTAACTCATACTCTATTTTCTCAGTCACCCTAGTATCTGGTTCAGCAGGATCGATAAAAACTTTCTTGACCCATGCAGATCCTATGTTACCAGGGTTTCCAGTAGCCCTCATATGGAGAGGAATAGTGGGATCTGTAGTACGCAAAGATGATCTTAAAAAGTGCCAAACATCAGGACTTGCATACTGTGGTAACTCATCTACTCCAATCCAAGAGTAAGACTGACCTTGATACCTTAGAACATCTTGTAAGTTCTCGCAATATCCAAACTCTAGTCTTGCTCCACTAGAAAAGTACCAAGTGTTTTCTTGGCTTTTCCATTTAGCTCCAGGTGCAGCTTTCGGATATAATTGCTGCGTCTGGAATATAACATCTCTCAACTCAGGCATAGAACGTCTAATAAGTAACATTCTAGCAGCAGGTTTATCTACAAACCTTAATGGTGCAATAAGTAAGCTATATGTCTTACCTCCACCTCTAGCACCACCATAAAATACTTCTCTCTCATTAGCTGACAGAAACCTTGTCTGTGGTCCAGGATTTGGTCTAAAGATAACTTCAGGTTCAGATGCAGTCTGTTCCGTAAAGTTTAATACCTCTGGTTCAACTTTGTCTTTCTTTAATGCTTTATTTAATCTTCGTTTTGCTTGATCTGCTTTGATTCTAGTTTGCTTTTCTGTATTTTTGAGGTCTTCGATTTTTTTCTGTCTGGGAGATAATAAACGTCTGCGAGACTTTCTCCTATCTTCCAACTCCTCTTCAGTCCATGCCAACTTGTGTAACCTAGTAGCAGACAATTTTCTACCAGTTTCATTTTCTAACCACGATGCTACTTTCCTAACCGAATGACCCCCATCACGTATTTGCACAATTGCACGATCCAATCGTTCAAACGCTTCAAGGTCTGGAATATACCATCCTGAATCTTTTGAATCGACAGAGTGATCGTAGCCCCAAGGCTTTCTGCCCACTGCTTTAATTTTTGTACGTGTTTCATTAGCCCTCCGCTTGGTCATTTTCTTCCTCTAGAGGTGGTAGTATTACTACAGCAGAAGCAGTTCCTTTATGTTCTATCTTCTCTGTTTTAACAATACCTGCTCTATCTAGAATTTCTTTTGCTGCTGCAAGTCTCTCACGATTACCTAGTGCGCTAGGATCATCAAGAACGCCAGACATAGACAGCACCGCTTTAGGTGCATTAGCAGCCAGCATATTCTCTGCACGTTCTATAATATCTGATTTAAGTGTACGAATAAGTCTGGCAGGATACTCTGTAGATGCATACCCTGCAATGTTCATAGCTTGGCGAAAGTTACCATTAGCCTCACCAAACAATGCATTTAAGAATGTTTCCTGTTGCTCAGTCATCAGTAACCCTTTTTATACATTCCACCTCGTTTAGTGAAACCACCTTCTTTCATTCCATAGGTTCTATTTAGAATACCACCTTTAAACATTTTAGATGTTTTACGTATTAAGCGACCTTCTTCTTCCTCTTTTAGAGCGTCACGTATTCCTATTGCATCTAATTCTTTTCCATCTCTCATAAACTTTACTTTAGGTAATTCACCTGTACCTATCTTTTTTTCAAAGCTTTTTAATATCTCTTTATTTCTTGGTCCTGATTTACCAAATGGTAGTTCGCTTCCCATTTAATTGTCCTTTCTTGAGTTCCATAAGTCAAATAGACTTTTTACTTTTTCTTTGAGGACAATTATATCCCCATGCATTTTTGCTAGGACAATCACAAGCGTTACGAAACCAAATGCAATAGGCCAAGCCGATACTATAATATCAAAAGCACTCTCCATTAAAACCCCCTAGTAACTTAATGACCTCTAAGACACCACGCTGTCTTCCCCACCAACTACGGTCATCTACCCATTCTATCTATGACTTCTTGTCTTCTTCGCAATTTTCTTTGGCTGTTTAGAAAACTGCTTACCTTTCTTAGTATCTTTTCTTTTCTTTCTGGACGTTGCAGCATACTCAGCAGCACTCAACGATTTAATAGCTGATGATGGTAAATATCTCTCACCTGTAGCTTTCGGTCCTTGTGTAGAGGGTTTTCCAGATTTAGTTCTCCATTTCTGCTTAGTCCAGTTTTTAAGACTTTGTTGAGATTTTTTTAGTGCCATGCTGTCTCTTCAAACTTTCTTTAGCTTTCTTGGCTATCTTAGCCTGTTCAGGTTTACCACCATATTTACTACGCTGTTCTAGTACAGTGAGTATCTGTATCTTTCTAGCGTAGGGCTTACGTATCCTTTTTACTTTAGCAACTGTTGCTCTAGCATCAGCAGGAGTAGCATACTTTATACTAACGGTATCTTTTGGATTCTCATCAGTATATAATCGTCTACCACTTCCCTTTGGCTTTTTACCAGTGCCAACTTTCGGATCACGTTTTTTACGTGTCAACTCTTATATCCTCCACCTGCTTTTTTATAAGCAGATGCAAGCATTTGAGCCTTTCTAGCTGACCACTGACCAGGCTTTCCTCCTTTTCCACCAGCCTTAATGCGATTGAATATTCTCTTACGCATAGCTGGCTTCGTGTAGTTACCTGCTTTGTTTACGGTGCTTTTGCTTTTCTTTTTTGCTGCCATCAGAATACAAGTTATTAAATGTGGTAACAGGATCTAAGTAGGACTCATGCCCTTCTGCTGAATGTATCCACTGTGAAGGAGCAAAGTCAGGAGCGCCCTCTCCAGTTCTCCACAAAGCAGGACTCGTAGCTCTAACTCTATTATTAGGTAATGCTACAAAGTTACCTGTCCAGTTACCTGCGTCAGTCAAGTATAACACATGAGACTGCTTATGTTGTGCAGGATCATCTGCTATATCATTGCCTGTATAATCTACAGTAAATAAATATTTACCTGTATAAAACTCGCCATCTATTTTACATATCCAAGGTGATGAGCTAACCCTGTCCATTGTTATTACACTATGATCTCTTGCTTCACAATCCCAAGGCTGACATAAATGATCTAGCATTGGTTCAGGCCATTGTTCTAGAGGTATGTCAGCTACTAATGCTTCGATTGGCATCCTAGCCCACATAGCCCCGCCATGAATATTTTCATCGGGGCCGTCCTCTAAATCCATTTCACAACCTGTAAAGACTACTTGAAAACTTAATGACCTATCTGGTATTGTGTTAACTGCAAAAGCGACTGCATGAAGAAACTCACCGTGATAGTTAGTATGATTACTAGTGAACTCCTTCCGTACCCAACAATTAAAATGGGGTACATTACTTATAAGATAAGGCATTACTTACGTCGAACAGGTCCACCTCTAGACATCTTCTTGGTTTTTACACCACCTTTAGCCATCTTCTTAGTTTTCTTTAGACCACCACCCATTTGCATTTTCTTTTTAGCGGTGCCGCCATACATCATCTTGGTTTTCTTAGTACCGTTCTTGGTCTTCTTCATAGCCTTACCTTTCTTATTACGAAGCATGGCAAAATCTTCTTTACTGATCTTACCATCTTTGTTGGCATCTAGTTTTTTTCGGTTCCCTGTTGCTTTAGCCATAATTACCCCTTGTTTTTAAATATATGTGATTTGTTAAATGGGTCATGTACTGTTATAACTTCTTTGCAGTCACACGTATCTGGATCACAATCGCAATTCTCTGGATCATCACAGTTACCACAAGGGCAACCTGTAAGAGTATCTGTGTTATCTTCAACCATTACGCTGTCCTCCGTTACAATTGTATTGTCACTACCTACAGTAACATACTTATTATCTATTACTATCTTCTCTCCACGATCTTCAAAGAAGATACATTCTATTCCACTACCACCTGCACTCTTTATAGCTACCTTAGTCACTGCATAATCCCTTTGAGTATAGTATCTTCTATAGTAACCCATTTACCATTTCACTTTATGGCTCCAGTATCTAGCTGATAACTTATCAGGAGAGCTATCTTGAGCATTATGTCTAGCATAATACGACTTCTTCCTGGCTTTATCTTTCTTAGACTTAGGGTTTTTACCTGCTCCACGCACTCCTTGTTGACCGAATCTTATTAATTTAATCTTATCACCCTTCTTTGCCAGTACAGCATGGCTTTTTTTAGGGTGTTTGGGTGTACGTTTAGGCTTATTATATCCAGAAAACTTCTCTCCACCTTTTTCTACCACAATAATTCTCCAAAAAATAAGGGAGTTACCTACTGTACTTTGAAAAAACTCCCTTAAATACGTATATTTTCGCTGCAATCACCACCAAAACAGTCAACCTAGTCACCACAAACTCCTCAAAGAAAGGATATCTAGTCACAGTAGGTATTATGTCACGGATTATATCACATTTTAAATAAATTGTCAAGAAAAAAATAGTACTTACATAAAATTACAGCTAGTTTACACTTTAATGGGTATTAGTTATAATTTTATATAAATACTATGTTTACACACTACATATCTATGGCTAATATTTTAGAATAAATAGTGAATTTTTTATAAATTAGAGCTGCCCCCTTGAATATTTAATAAGATACTTCGTTTGGATCTCCGTATCCAATTAAAGATACAGGATCTTATCATATTTTTAGCTGTTTGTCAACCCCCTAAATACAAATATCCGTATTTTTTTGTATAAAACCTTGTTTACACTTAATTTTTAGTAATTTTTCATAACCACGTATACGCATAACGGGGCTGAGTGGCATGGCGTTCGCCCCCCCAAAATCTCTCTAACATCCCGAACAAATCCTATCAAAAACCAGAGCCAAATATATTTTTTTTAGATCATTTTTAGAGCTGACTAGGTACATTTTAGAGGTAGCTGAGTTATTCGGCACATTATGTAAATTACCTATCGATTGCGGAGGGATCTAACCCCCTCAACTAGATCACGAATATTCTCAGCTAACTTGTGGTCGTGACCACGACTTTAAAAAAAATATTTTTATACGTTGACCGCATATTCAATATATGCATAATAGTACTCAGTTAAGTTAATCATTAATCAACATAAAGGATTTAGATATGAGTAAGAATAAAGAATTTAAAGTAACAGAAGACGAGTTGAGAGTATGGGCTGAATTGGTAACGGATGTTAAGAGCAGAGCCAAACAAGGTGATAAAGATGCTAGGGAACTAGTTCTTAGGTTACATGCTGAGGATTCCTCAGAAGTGAAGCTTGCTAAGAAAATCCGTCAACTGTTAAAGGATCTTAACAAAGATAATATTACACCCGAAATCAAATCTAAATTAGGCTTAGACGGTTTCAGCAAAGAAACATGGGCTATGCTTAAACTCATGACTCATGAAGAGTTTGGTAAAGGTTTAATTGAAAGATGTGTAATAGCTGATGATTACATTGACCCTAAAGACGAGAAGGGCAAAAGGATTATTCTTTGTTTATCGCCTACTCTTTCCGGCCAGTATATGCATTGCAAGCGTATGGCTAGTCGTGAGGGTTATAGGCTCACTGGCGCTAAGATCCCTCAAACGTCTACTAATGAGGGTAATGACGATACTGGATCTAATGACGATACTGGATCTAATGACGATACTG